TCGCCTAACATTCTCTGTCAACCCTAACAAACAAATAAGCCTAGGCCACAAAAAGTGACAGCGGCTTATTTTGTGGACCCCTTAGGTATCTGAGGGGGCTACACGAATTGTATTGACAGTTAAGCAGCCTCCTTAGCTGTTAAGCGGAGGTATGAGAGGTATCTATTTTGAGTTTTCAGCAAAAATAATCTGCTTAGAGTAGTCGATTTTACCCAGCAAACCTGAAAAACATACCTCTCATACCTCCGCATTTGAAAATAATTGAAAATAGTTGTTGCAATGATACGCAGCGTAGCGTATAAGTATAAGTGTCAGGCGGGAATCAACCCTCTGATTGAAGAATAGAAAGAAAAATACAATTATGAATAGAGAGAAAACATACCAATGGCTTAACGAATACATTGATGCGAGATTGGGTATTTTGGAGACTACACTTATTGGAACTCATAAAGTCTGGTCAAACAGTGTGAAAGATCTGAAGTTACCTTCCAAAACCAAAGATGAATACGGGCATAACATCGCGTTGCTTTTGATGGTCGATGTCCGAGAGGACGACAAGATTGTCGAGCAGCAGTGGGCATATGTCAGAGACGGCAAACTTCCTTCACATTTTAGAAAAGATTGTTTTGGGAAAGGTCTATCAGTCCCCGGTCAATTTCAAGCTGAGTTGTGCGAATACCTCGACAGTAAACTCTAACCCCAATCGGGGGCTTCGGCCCCCACTAACTAATAACTAAAACGAAAGAAATTAACTATGTCCGTTACCCGGAAATCAATTTGTAGAATCCTAGACAATGCAGCATGCCACCCTGCCAGCACCAGACAATGCTGGTATCTCGCCAAGCTGATGCTTGAAGCTGGTGAATTGCCTAATCCACTTGCCACCGAATGCCCCATATTCATAGGGATCTCACCAAACGAGAAGGATCAAAGCCGCTCCACTGAGGATGCTGGAACCGTAGAGGAGGAAGCAAAATGAGCAGGACATTCAGAGAGTATGCAGGGACCAAGCGACCTGTAGACAGGGAGGAAGCATGAATAAGTATAAGGTTTATCTCAGTTGTACTAACACACACATTAATCGGGGGCTTCGGCCCCCCAACCTTAAAAACAAAATAACTATGAAAAATAAGAAACCACTAAAACTAAAGCAGGTAAGAATCAACTACGGCGACTACACGAAGCTCGTCCTAGTAGTAGACAAGGAGGCGAAATGAGGATTGTTAAGATTCGACCTGTCAAACAGGACACAGGAGACTACAACTCCTATTGCGGACCTTCTGCAATCTCTGCCGTCACGGGCATGTCAGGGGGAGAGGCGGCGCGGATCATTCGGCATCTGACTGGGTCAAGGTGTGTCAAGGGTGTCTACGTGTCAGACATGCGTATGGCCCTTGAATACTGCGGCATCTTTGCCGCCCCAACGAGGCTTCCTAAAGAGAAACCCACGCTGACGCAGTGGCTGAAGTTTAGCCGTCCTTACCGAGACTCAAAGCGGGTCTGGCTCGTTGTGGCAGGTAACCACTATCAAGTGATTCAGGGCCGCAGGTATGTGTGCGGTCTTACCGGGGAAATAGTGTCAATCAGGGATAAAAAGGTCAAGCGCAGGGCGAGGGTCTCAAGCGTGTACGAGCTCAGGACGTTCGATGATAAAGGCGTCAGGACTCCGTGGTTCGCCAAGAAGCCTCCTACAAGGGATACATTCAGGCAAGCTAGGGTCGCCTGCACTAAGAAGTTCTCGGAGCTCGAGAAGCTGGGCGTCAAGCTTGTCAAATGGGATAAATCGCTCGCGTGGCCGCAGCCCGGTTACCTCGAAGTGGATACCACCGAGGTATGGGGCTGTGTCGCAGACTACATTGATGATGGAATGGTGGAGGGATTCTGGAACTGGGACGAAGCAAATCGAGAAGTTGACTGCTTCTTGAGTCACGTGAAAGAAAAGATTAAATAATACTTGCACTATACTCAAAGTAGAGTATTCTACTTGTGTCAGGGGGGAATAAACTCCCCTGACTGAAGAATAGAAAGAAAAATAAAATGCATAAATTCGAAAAAGCTGGATTTGTAGGACCATTTAAACTGGAAGCAATCGTGTCCTTACCTTCCCCCTCAATTGGCGCGGTCAACCCCGGGGCGTTCCAGTCTGAGTTGAAAAGTTCTTTTGAGATTGCTGGTAAATTTGGGGTGGGACTGGGGTCTTGCGATGTGTGCGGTCAGCCACTGGTCCACAACGCAATCGTAAGTTGCGATGGAGGAAGTTTCACGGTTGGTCTGGACTGCGCTCAACACATTGGAGATCCTTGTTTGGCTGATGTCGCAAAAGTTGAGCAAGCAAACATTGTCCGCGAGCAAGGCCGAATTCGCCGCGAAGCAAAGCGTGAGGCAAAGCGTCAAGTATGGCTTAACTCTGAATGCGGGAGCGGCGAGACCAACCAACAAAGACTTGACCGGGAAGCAGCCGAGCGACGAGCAGAGCGTGAGGCAATCGAAAAACGAGAAGAGGCAAGAAAAGAAATTCTTGAGCCCATCGCAAAAGTTCTTGAAGACGGTAAAAACGGTTTTAGGGATTCAGTGGCAAAGGGGCTTCGCAGAGGAGTTGCCCCATCGGGCAATGGGTTGTTCATTGCGTGTGAGATTTTCGGGAAAGCTTCTGGTCGCCGTGGCAGCGCCAAATTCAACGAGGCATTTGCGTTGGCAGAAAACATTTTTACAGAAGCAAAAAACATCTAACCCCAACCGGGGGGCTTCGGCCCCCTTGCATTATACTATTATGTTTTACGCTAACAATTGGCACTACAGAGAGCTGGCAGACTTCTACCCGCAGGGCTGGCTTGATGACTGCGTTGAGAAGAGGGATATACCTAAAGTAATCTATCCCGAATCTAACGAAACAGTATCTGATTTTATAGAGCAATATCTGGATACTCCTCCAGATATTAAGGTCAACGATCTCAGTGGATGGAATGACGATATGGTTAAATTGGCTTTATGCGCTCGCAGAATGTTTAGAAAGAAGAAAATCTGGTGATTAAATATATTCTAATACTAACCACCTCTCTCCAGCTTAATGCTGGGGTAGTAGCTCTCACCTTGCTCGCAGAGGCTCGTGGAGAGGGTAGGGACGGCTTAGGGGCTGTCGCCGCCGTAATCTCCCAGAGAGCCATCAATCGAGGTCTGACGGCTCGTGAGGTGTGCTTACAGCCCTATCAGTTCTCTTGCTGGAATGGTAAGACTGAGCAAGACCTGCAGCACCTCTACAGGTCTCCTATGGCGGCCTTCGCACTTTACCTTGAAGAAAACATTGACCGCATTGACAGGTCTAAGATTAACTACGCAGACCACTACTACGCAGACTACATCAAGGCCCCATACTGGGCTAAGGGTCGCAAGCCTGTGGCACGAATTGGGAGACACATTTTTTACTCGTTATGGAAAAAGAAACAATAATAACCGAGGACAACCCTCGAGGACACATGTGCGCCTCCAAGATAGGGACGCACGAAGAATGGGGTAATGCCTTCGACGCCTTCTGGCGTAAGAGGGGAATGGAAACCAGCTACGATAGCCCTGCAGGGCTTAGAAAGATAAAAGACGATGAATAAGACCGCGCAAGACATACTGAGAGTCGCAGAGGATCTGCTTAAGCTGCCTGAACAGGTAGCAGAACGAAACCGTGAGCATCACAAGCTCAAGGCTGACCTAGACAGCTTGAAAGTTGATGTGGCCACTGCGGCCATAGACAAGAGGCTGACTCTGCCTCGTTACCATTACGAGCTCAATCCTCTGGACCCAGACGCAAGCTGGGATCGCATCATTCAAGAGGGTCAAGCTATACAGCACTCCTACTACACTCAGGGTGAGGAGAAGTGGCAGTCTGAGCTAGGAGACAGCCCCTCTGGCAGAGGCTGGTATGGCTCAGTGTCAATGCCTGTCATCACTATTGTTGCAACTGCTCCCGAGTATAATTTCAGGAGCACCAAAAGGCTACCGGGCAGGTTTCGGCTCTGGTCTCCTGCTCGATGGGGGAGCGCCCTGAGATTCCATTGCGACAACGGGCCTACCTTCCACGATAATTGGACAACGGATTCTGGTATTCCTTACGGCTTCAAGACTGATGCGCCTATTGGAATTTACGTGGAGCCCACTGTGGACGTTGACAGTAACTTTCGGGTGAGACCGTTTGAGCAGTCAATCGAGAACTGCTTGATCGTTGCTCATAACGGGACGCTGCCAATATACCTAGCGCAGAATCAGGACAGGTTCTGGATCCGCGATTGCAACATCATGAATCATCAAGGGGCTCAGGTTGGAATCAAGCACGGGCCTCCAGTGAAGACTGATGTCATCGATCAACCTGAGTGGGGTAACTGCTACCTTGCAGATCCTAGGTTTATCGACCTGCAGATGGAAGGCCCTCACAACGCTATGTCTCCTCAGGCGGCCATTTTCGCCTCAGGTAATAACATACACATAAGAGGGCTCAATATGTATGGCTACATGCAGGGAGTCTACCTGCACGGCGGGGCCAACCGTTACGTTCAGGGACAGATTCACACCAGCCACACGGCTGACGGCAGGAAGCCATTCCCGAGTCATCTTTGTCTGGGAGCCCTGATCAATCAATTCAAGGAAGGCACAGAGCACGCAGAAATCTGGGGAGCTCCTGTCCACACTTACCCACGCTCTGCAACGGTAGCTACACATACTATGGGAACTCACAAAGCAGGGGAGGGATTGTATGGAGGGTAGCGTTAAGCAGCTCATTAAAATTGCACGTAGAGTGTTATGTTATGTGCCGAGGGCTTATGAGAATAAAGGAGAAGGCCCTCACGGAGAGCTTGAAGATGCCATCAAAGATGTGGAAAGTTTTCTTGATAACAAAATAAAACCGGAAGACTCAATTAAAAGTGCCTAAAAAAACATGCGGCCTGTGCGGTAAGCTCAGGCAAATCCGAAGCTTTCACAAGCGGACATTAAGCAAAGACGGGCTACAGCCATACTGCAAGTCCTGTCGCAAAGAAGATAACTACGGTAAACATATTAAACACAAATGATAAAAACAGCCCCAAAAGGAGTCCTCAAATGGCATCCCGTCATAGAGACTAATCAGCAACGATCAGATGAAATGACGTTTGAATACTCCAATAGCAAGAAACGTAAACGAGGAAGCAATTACACAAGGCCTAAGCGCCGCTAAACTTTCAACCCGCGAGTGCGGGACCTGAAAACCAAAAGTAGAAGATCCGTCAAATCTCTGAGATATGGGGGAGGGGCTGACGGTCCTCCCCACTCTTTCTTAAAACTATGAATAAAATAAAACACGAAGACCTTTTGCTCTTAGGTAAAAACTACGCATCTGCAACCTTCAGTTGTTCTAACTGGCCAACCACTGCGGTAGTAGTGTTCAGGGATATATCGAATGACGGTAGGAGCATCCTCGCACTTGAATCCATTAACGGGCCTTGGGGAGCTACGCCATATGAACATGAGCTTGAAGGTGACTACAATCGCGTGTGCGGCGAAGCAATTAATTTAATGAGAGCATTGAATGACGGTGAATATGAATATGGATGGGCGGGACGAATATGGAATCACTAATGAAAACCATCGAGAAAGATTGGGACATTGGAGGCACTATCCCGAGTGACGCAAACCCGAGTGAAGAGTTTGAGCTGTGGAAAGAGTTTGCGGAGTCTCACCCAAAGTGGTGGAACGGGACTGAGTTTACTCTGGAAGACTTCGAGAAATATATAAGTGAAGTGGTAGAGTTCGGAATTTATGACTACTGATAAACTAAAAGCAATCGGGGTCGATCTGCTCGACTGCGATGAGGACAGAGACCGCATAGCATTTACCTACGATCTGGATGAGGTGTCTACAATGTATGTCGTGTCCCTAATTTGCGACACGTTAAACCTGACCACGAAGGAGTTTGCCGAGAAGGTCAAGGTATCAAAAAGAACAGCAGAGGGCTGGCGCTCAGGCAAGTCCTCCTCTGCTGTCTGCAAGTTGAAGATCTACAAGTTTCTCAGATCTCTGGATCCGAGTCGGGAGCCCTCTCCTTCAGCGCATCTGCATACAGGTTCTGCATAGCGAAATACATGTCCTGCAGAGCAGATAATCTGCCTGCAAAGTAATGCCGCTCCTCGGAGCTCAGGCCGGGTCCAGACACGTTGCTGGATTCGGCCTTTATTAGTTCATTGAGTATCTCATCAAGTCCCTTTCTGACTGGGTGCTCTTCTGCCAGACTAAAAGCGTCCAGCATCCACTGTTCATATCCAGAGAATTTGTATTCGTTAGGCATTCGGGTTAACTCCTATTCTACCAATCTGCGCGTTCTGTTGTTGTGTAATTGACATCTGCAGGTTCTGCGCGAACTGCTGAACCAGTTGTGCGAACTGTTCGTCTTCCTGCATTTGTTTTTGATACTTCGGATTGTTCTGAATTATCTGCTGCACAAACTGCATCTTGATTCCTGCCGAAGGATCGCTCTCCACAAAGTTAGGCTGGTTACCCAGTGACATCAGGGCCACTTGACTGTTCATCTCATCGAACATTTGCTGTGAAGCTTCAGCCTGTTCTATGACCAGCTCGTCTGCCAGTGTAGGATCGATGACCTGCAGCTTCTTCCTGATCAGCTTAGTCCTGTCAACGATACCCATCGTGTCTTCAGGAAGCACGAATTGACTAATCGCCTGAAGCTTCTTCTCGACGAACTCATTGTCGAGCTCTCTGACATCGAAGTGTAGTGTGAAGTTGTATTTCTTCGGATCTCGTGGCAGCGGCATGTCAGTGCCTGTTACCATTGCAAAGCGTTCGTCCGTATCAAAGACCTGTGTCAGGTCCCAGATCCTGCCAATGACACTGCTCATGTGGCGCAGCCAGCGATGCACGTAGGCCTGCTGTCTGAGCTGAGTCTCTACTGGAGGTATCCCTGCGTTAGGTCTGCCGAAGTAGCGGTCAGTCCGTAGCTGGATATGATCCATAAGAGTGAACGCAAGTTCGGCTCCTCGTCTGGGTGATTCCATCCAGCCAATGTCGCCGGGTCTCTGCTCAGAAACCTGCACGCCGGGGCCAACCTTAATTCTCTGGCCATACCTGAGAGGCACCTTAAGCGGAGGCAGTGTATCAAAGGATGACCTGTCAAAGACCATATCCGATTGGGCCTTGTATTCTGCCTGCCACGTTTTCACAATCTCGGAAACTCCGCGAGATTCAATGGGGCTCCTTCTTACTTTCTCTCGAGTAAATGTCTCGAACGGGTAAGTGTCTCCCGCTTCAGTGACCAGCTTATGTTCTGCATAGATCTCGTTGCCTCTGGAATCTTTCTCGAGGTAAGGCGAGAACACAGTCATGTATATGCCCGGGTTGCCGCTGTCAGTTACCCTGCGGCTGTAGGCATGTATGACTTCTATCAGGTTGGTTTTCTCTTCGATTCTCTCAGAACTCCCCAAGACTGGACTAAGTCCCTGATCCCATACTTGAGAGCTGTGGCCAGCAGTCTTCTTTACCTCGTCTACCCAGTCCTTGTCCCACTCTCCATTGGTAGCTTTCTCTTCCAGCTCTGCGACTGTGTAATACTCTCTGCGAAAGATTGCTCTGGCTCTCTGCAGATCGTTTGTTTCGGGCGGGAACAAGATCTCGTGGTAAGGTCTGAGCGCCACAATCTTTGCCTGATTGCGTGCCATATCTGGTAGCTCGAACGTAGTCTCACCATTCTTGACTATCTCCCTGATATGTTTGAGTGCTTTGGTTCTGGTTAGCCCGTCATTGCTGGCTACCAGAAGGTCAGCAATGTATTCTTCTTCATCCTCAAGCGCAGCGGTTAGAGCATCGAGCTGTTGGGGGGCGTTGACTCCTAAGAAGCCAGAGAGGGATTGGAGGTTTATAGTTCGTGGGGTCTGCGCGTAGCAACGATCCCAGATTACGTGAAGCACGCTCCAACCATACTGCGCTGCATATTCTGCGTGCAACTCCAGCTCCTCTTCCCAGCCGGGTTGCATTAAAGTCGATAGCTGCCACCTCAGGTAGAGGGCCACGGCAGATGCTGCCTTATGGTCTGACGCCTCTACTCCCGCTACATTAAGTGCGGCCCTGCCAATGGCAGAGGTTGACAGGTTCACCATAAAGCTGCAGACCTCGTCTGCCAGCCGTATTCTTGTGTCTGACGCACCCTCCCACGGGAACGGTTGCCTGCCCAGATCCTTTGCGTGTTTCTTGCCGTCTCGGCTCTGGCCGTTCCACGTAGCAAACCGAGTCTCATCAGACTCTCTGACCCTGTAGGTCATGCGTTCATCCGAGTAGGCCCTGCGGTATTCAGTGCAGAGCTGGTTTATGTTAGGGTCAGTATTGACCTGTAATTGGTCATCGATGGTGTTCATTAATAGCTTAAACTTTCAGTTGAATATTCAGTCTGCCTCGAAACATAAATCGGATCCATTAATATAAGATACCTTAAAGCATCCACTGGATCCTTGCTCGCTCCTTTATCGCCATCGCTCCCGGTCCACGTTTTTAGACTGTAAATCAAATTCTGGCACTCCTCTGAGACATACAGCTTCGGCTCATTCAGAATGCTTACCTCTCGGCTCATGTCGTAGGCAAACAAATTATTTACCAATGCACAGCTCTCATCAATATGTGCCATTGCGCTAGGCACGAACAGGAGCCCTTCCTTCGTGATCTCTCCCCCAGCTCCCCTGTCAGGGTTTGCAAGTAGATCAATGAGACTCTGATTGTGGTCCCTCTGGCTTACAATAGCCGTCCTGCCTGCTCTCGGATCTATATACCGTTCGTGTATGCCGCCGTCAGTGGCTTCCAGCTCTCTTATGAGCTGCTTATACTGGATGATATTCCTACCGCAGTCAGCAGTCTGTGCGGGGCCTTTCTTGCCGTCAAGCTTCTCGCTTGCTACCGCCCATTCTCCGTAATTGGCCATATCGGGCCAGTCTCTATAGACAAAGATCCTGCCCAAATCATCCACTTTCGCCCACAGCATATACCAGTTCCTGTCCCCGGGAGTAGGATCCACCACCATATAATTAGTGCCGTCCTTAGGTATCTGGTCTTTCCTGCAAATATTCCTGTCAGTAAACCTCGGAAACTTGCCCACTACAGGATTACTGACATACCCGTAGGCTCTAATCTCTCGCTCTTCCCTAGTCCTGCCTTGAAGCGTCTGCTCCATTCTCTCAAACGGGCTGTAGGGATTCCATTCCGAGAAAAACCAGAATATCTTTCCTGATCCGCTTCGAGTCCTCGCAGTGTATGGCATATGACCTCGAGGCACTCCGTCAATGGGACTGTCATCGTCGCCAATAAGCTTTGCGTCCCTAGTCTGCTCGATGATAGCCCCGTCCATCGCATCCTTGACAGTGCTTGTAAATCCCTCGATAGGTGTAAAAGTTACGACTAGCTTGCCTTTACGCGAAATTAGACGGTATTTGAGAGTCTGTATCCACGCCATAGGGACCAGCTCGTCACACCAAATCAAGTCAAGCTCAGTTCCCTCCATTGAGGACAGCTCCTGAGAGTAATTCTTAAACCAGCACTGGCTCCCGTTAGGGGCCACAAAGGTCTTATTACTGAAACCGTTCTTCTGGGAGAAGCCTATGTTCACCACAGCCCTCTGCGCTTTCCGTTGCTCCTTCCACGGCACGGGTAAATACTCATGCACGTAAGGCTGCTGAACCTGCACAGAAGAATCATGCGTAGAATGACAGCACCACACAGCAGACCTAGCCTTGTTGGCCAGAGTCCTGACTACTCTCGAGGCCATATACCGTGACTTCCCTCCCCTGTTGCCTCCGAAGATATACACTATGTCTACCTTCGGGTCTTCCAGAGCCTTGTCAGCGTCTTTCCAGTGCGTAAACAGGCCGTTCGTATTGTGCCAGTCAGAGCCGTAGTTGAAGGGATCGTTCTTCTCGAGATTGATCAGCTCCTCCCTCTTCAGGTAGAAGTCCTCGAGAGCTCCCTCGGCAGCCATAGCCTGAGCTTCTTCCCTGTTGGGAATAGGGTATACAGGATGTGGCGTCCAGTTCATGCTAGTATCTGTCCAGTTGCTTCGGGCGGCCCTTGCAGAATAGCTTGCCTGAGTCCTGCTCTACCCAGACAGGGATCTTCAGGCCCTTCTGGAATGGACTGCTGTCAGTCACCCTGACAATGCCCAGATCTGTGCTCAGTAGTCTAGGGTTCATAGGGCGGCCTGTGACAGTGGCTTCTCGTGGCTCCTTGCCAGCCTTCCAGCGCAGGTCCTGCGTGTCCAGCATAGTCCTCCTGCGAGCCTTCTTGCCTCTGGTGCGTCTGTGTGGAGTATCTGTTTTGCTCATTTATTTTGCGAGGGGGGATCCGCAACGATTGCTGTTAAAAACCAAAACCGTTGACCCCCTCCCCCCATCTTGTGCTGTTTCTTCGCACAATATACCTTGTGTTTAATAGAGAGTATATACCTACTTACTCTCAACTACCTCTGCTTCAATAACTTCCTTAGGCTTGCACTGCTTGATCAGTTCTTCCAGTGCAGGCCCTGACAAGTTTACGGTCTCATGTCTAATAGTTGTGGAAGGTTTACCGAGGAGCTGTTCGACTTTGTCGATTAAGATCCCAGTAGTGACGGGCAACTGCTGTGGCTTCATCTCACCACTCTCAAGCGCACTACTCAGCCTCTCCAGAGCTAGGTCTCTTGTCTTCACAAGCTTCTCTAGGAAAGCCTCTTGAGCTTGGGGATCTCTGTCAGCCTGCTCGATCATCTTCAGGCCAAGTTCACGGGATACACCGAAGACCTCCATCAGTGTATCTACACCGAAACCATTCTTAGCTGCCTTCAAGATACTCTCGTATCTCTCAGGATCTACGCGCTTGAGTCCTTTACCTGTGTAGCGAGCTATACCTGCTGCTTCTAGGTCAGGATTCCATTTGGTCTTAACTCCCATAATTTACTCTGTAATCTGCCAGCCGCCCATCCGAGTATATGTCTATTTCTCGTTTACGCAATCATATAGCGTAAATGCTGAGATGGGGATGTGGGTGACTAGGCCTATGTCTTGATCATCGCCTCTGTCTGTCCTTCCACCCATTCTCCAGTCAGGGTAGGGGACAGTCATGTCCAGAGAGCCTAGGGCGTCTGTCCACTGCACCCAGAGGCTTACCTTGATGTCTGGGTTGATTAGGGTATACCAGCCTGCTGCAACGAATTTGGAGGTGCAGAGCATGAAGGTGTCATGCTGCTGGTGTGGTATGTTCCTGCACTTGACCTCTATGAGCTCTGTGACTTCGCCTGCGGTGGTTGCGGCATAGTCGAAGTGGTGTCTGGGTGGTAGAGGCATGAGGACCTGCTTGAGGATCCTCTCTGCCTTCACTTTGACAAGCGTCTGCCTGTCCCTGTCTGCGTCAGACTCGTATACTGGTCTCATAATCCTTGAATGCAGACATGACGCTCTCTGAGAGCTCCATACTGGAACAGTCATTGTCTACGATGTAGTCGGGCTTGATGTCATCGATGCTGGTCTCAGATACGTGAGTGTCATCTGATGACTCGGAGGCTCTGCGTATCATAATGACTTTGCCTCCTAGGCTGTGTATCCATTCGACCTCGAACGGGAAGCGGATGTCATCACATATCATTATATCATGATTCTTCTGAAGCATGCTCCATCTGGCTGTGGCTTTCTTGACCCAGTAGTCAAACCCGTAGAGCTGCTTCATAGCCTCTCCGTATGTCTGCAGGACTGGCCGCAGTATCGACTTGTTGTGAGAGGTCACAGGCTGCGCTATGAGGGCTACAGCATCCTTTATGGGGTCTGCTAGGCTGATCCTTACAGCCCTTGAGGGAAACGCTCTTAGAATAGCCTTTGAGGCCTCTGTCTTGCCTGACCTTTTCTTGCCACTGAAGCCTATGACTAGCTTAGTTTGATTCATTGTCTTCCTTCCCGTCCTCGAAGTGCGCGTCATCGTCTGCTATTGCAGAGAGGGCCTTGACCAGAGCTCCTAAGTCAGCGTTGTTCTTGATCTGCATCTCCAGTGATGCTGTAGCCTCGGAACAGGCTGAACTATACATTATATTGATTATCATATCGGTGATTTATCCCCTTCTTCATG